TGCCAGAAAAACCAGAATAGCCAGAAATACCTGATGCGCCATTTGTGCCGTTTGTTCCATTTGTGCCAGAAAAACCAGAATAGCCAGAAATACCTGATGCGCCATTTGTGCCGTTTGTTCCATTTGTTCCGCTGAAACCAGAATAGCCAGAAATACCTGATGCACCATTTGTTCCATTTGTTCCGCTAAAGCCAGAATAACCGCTGATGCCTGATGCACCATTTGTTCCGCTATAACCAGAAATCCCGCTAAAACCAGAATAACCGCTTATTCCACTAAATCCTGAATATCCAGAAATTCCTGATGTGCCGTTTGTTCCGCTATAACCAGAAATTCCGCTAAATCCTGAATACCCGCTGATGCCACTAAATCCAGAATATCCAGAAACACCACTTCCAGAAAAACCAGAATAACCAGAGATACCGCTAAAACCAGAATAGCCACTAACACCACTTCCAGAAAATCCAGACCGACCACTAAAACCAGAAATACCACTAAACCCAGAATAGCCAGAGATTCCAGAAAAACCAGAATAGCCAGAAATTCCAGATGCGCCATTTGTGCCACTAAAACCAGAGATACCACTAAAACCAGAATAACCGCTGATTCCAGAAACACCATTTATTCCAGAAAATCCAGAATAACCGCTAATCCCCGAATTTCCAATAGCACCAGACCAACCAGACCAACCAGAAAAACCAGAAATTCCTGATGCGCCATCAATTCCTGAATATCCAGAAAAACCAGAAATTCCAGAATCACCGCTAAATCCAGAAATACCAGAAAAGCCGCTATAACCAGATACACCGCTATACCCGCTTTGGGTATACATTACTTGTGTAGCCGTAAAAATAACACCAGGGACAGATGGCGAAACTGGTGATGTGCCAGCAGGGTCAGATTGAATTGAAACTTGTGTGTCAGTTGTTGACCAGATCATTTCAATGTAATCATTGGCAACAACTTTTAACACATAGTTAACAGTCATCAATCCATAGCCATTAACGCTACCATGTTTGGATTGAATACTTAATTTGGTGTCGCTATCAGGAATATCGCCTGTGCTACCGCTATCATTTTTTCTCAACCAAACATTAACATCATGAATTTGTGTATCTGTGTTAACGAATTGAATTGAAAAAGTCAGGCTATAAACACCAGCATTTGAAAATGTTACTCTGCTACCAGATACAACATTAACACCTGTGTTGTTTGAATCTGCACTATTCAAAGTGATTGAATATGCAGTATTGGCAGATGTGGCAACCTGATCTGTTGTGTCCCAAAAAGAACCCCAATTGCCAATAGCACCACCAGCCCCAGGCGCACCGCTGTAACCAGAATAGCCAGAAATACCCGAATAGCCACTCAAGCCAAGACCAGAGTAACCGCTAAATCCTGATGCGCCTGAATAGCCCGAAATGCCAGAACCAGAATAGCCGCTAAAACCTGACTGACCAGAGAATCCAGACAAACCAGAATCACCGCTGTAACCGCTGATGCCGCTAAAGCCAGAATCGCCAGAATATCCGCTAAAGCCAGAAATGCCTTGTTCGCCTGAATAGCCAGAGAATCCAGAATAACCACTTACACCAGAACCCGAATATCCCGATGTTCCAGACTCACCACTAAATCCAGAATAGCCAGAAATGCCCGATTCGCCATTCAGTCCAGAATAGCCAGAAATACCAGAATCGCCGCTAAAACCACTAATTCCAGATGCGCCTGATTCACCCGAATAACCGCTGAACCCAGATGCGCCAACTTCACCCGAATAGCCAGAAAATCCGCTGATGCCTGACCAACCACTTTGACCAGACTCACCAGACCAACCGCTATAACCAGATTGCCCTGACCAACCAGATTCACCACTAAAACCTGAATAACCAGATTGACCAGAAAAGCCAGAATATCCAGATTCGCCAGAGAATCCAGAAATACCTACTTCACCAGACCAGCCAGAATATCCGCTAAAGCCAGACCAGCCACTTGTGCCAGATTCGCCAGAGTAACCGCTAAAACCAGATTGACCAGAGAATCCGCTTAGACCAGAAAAACCAGACGCACCCGATTCACCTGAATAACCGCTAAATCCAGATTCGCCAGAAAAGCCTGAATAGCCAGATACACCGCTATATCCAGATGTTCCTGTTGCGCCTGTTGCGCCTGACTCACCGCTAAAGCCTGAATAGCCACTAAATCCAGAAATTCCAGATTGCCCATCCAATCCAGAATAACCGCTGAATCCGCTAAAACCGCTTAGACCAGATGCGCCAGTTTGACCCGAAAATCCAGAGAATCCAGACTCACCTGAAAATCCAGAATAGCCTGATTCACCAGATGCGCCAGATGTTCCTGTTGCGCCACTAAATCCTGAAAAACCAGAAGTGCCACTAAAGCCAGAATAACCACTAGCCCCAGGCAGACCAACGCCAGAATACCCACTATAACCAGAGTAACCAGATGTTCCGCTTGGACCATATAGCCCCCGATTGATGTTTATGTTTTGCTGTGCAGGGGGCTGAACATTGATGACATTGCGTGTCGGGGGATGAATGGAAACATTCAGGTTGTTTTGATCAACCACATCAACTTTTATGTTTCCCATGATCACTCCACAATGATGCCATCAGAACGAACCAAGAACAGCAAAAAGATGATGTAGTCATTGGCAGGGTTAGTGCCATCTGTGGGGAAACTGATTTTAATGCGACCAGAGTAGCCAACACAATCAACAGCGTTGATATCCAATTCAGGGTCTGTTGCCATCAAGCCCCAAGCACCCGCATCAATCACCAGCGTAAATTCGCCAAGCAAGTCATGTCGATTGGTGATGGTCAAAGGGATGGGTTCGGGGGTCGGCTCATAGTTACCGATATCAAAAGTCAAACCATTGCGGGTATCTTCAATGTTTGTGACTTCCCTGCGAATGATCTGTGCATCAATCGTTGCGGTTGTTAGATCAACAGGGGTAACATCATCTGTCCCTTTAATCGCCAGATTCCAATAGGTTTGTTGTTCCCAAACCAATTCGCCAGCAATAATAGGATTGTCGAACCCGCTAACTTGCGTTAGGGTGTTTTTGTTAAACACAGCCATGATGTTCCCCTTTCTAGGGTCTAACGCAACCCATACCCTTACAGGTCACGACCCTTTAATTGTCCCAAATATCAAAAATTCAATCAACATTTGAATTATCTGAACACAGAAATTCCAATGTAGTCTCGATCAAAAAGAATGCCGTTTGTTCCCTGAATGATTATTCGGAAATTACTTGTTGATAGACCACTTTGACCTGTATAGGCAGAAACGAATACAAAACCATTGTCAGAGTTACCAACTGTTGCAACAAAACAATAATTGATATCAGGCATATTGTTTGTAAAATTGATCGTGTAATCGCCTGTGCCGTTTTTATAGACGCTGGCAATGTTAAATTGTCCACGAATAGTTTGGTTTGCACCTGATGTGCCTGTGCCATTAAAGTTTACCCAGGCTCGGCACAATGTGCCCATTTGAGTGCCACCAGAATCTTGAAATACAGTTGCAACACCACTACTGGCAGATTTGATAGTTGCAATTGTCGGGGTGGTAATAGTAGGGGATGAAGAACCAATGCCGCCCAAATTAGCAAGGGCAGTTGCGGCTGTTGTTGCGTTTGTGCCTCCATTGGCAATAGGCAATGTTCCAGCAACACCAGCAGTTAAAGAAAGTTGTCCAGATGTGTTTACATTGTTGCCAAGCAATCCAAGATTTAGTGCTTGCGTCATTTATGCGCCTCCAGTTCGTTGATATGAAACTTGTTGCATTGTTGATGTTGATGTTGTTGGTGTGATAGACAAAGTATATGAACCACTACCAGAAGTGTAATCACCACCATTATCCAACAATGAACCATTGAAATACAATTCAAAAGCATTAATGTCAAAGTTATAGTTATAGTTTGTTTGACCTACAACTGTATTTGTCGCCACACTTGCCGATGAACCAATAGGTGTTGTCAAAATATTGGGTGCAAACTGAATGATTGTTGCCAATCCAGAAACATTCTGAATAAAAGTCAATGTATTGGTCAAATCGTAATCTTGATCGTTAACAGCAGTTCCATTTAAGAAAATCTTTTCTGCGCCCGACATGAAAGCCCATTCAGTAGGCGTATAAGTGTTTGTGTTGGTCAATGTCGTTGTCCATCGGCTCATTGGTCGATAGGCAGATGCTGGCGCACGATATTGATAAATGATTGCACCAGCAGTTACACCTGTTACAGTTGTCGAAAATGTAATTTGGCGTGTCGTGTAATTAACAGATGAAACTGTGTATTGTGTTGGTGAACCACTATTGGCAAATGTCATTATGTCGCCAGCAACAATTTTTTGACTTGGCAAATATGTAGCAGAATAAGTTACAACATTTGTTGCAACAGATGCCACAATCAATTGTGTGCTTGAATAATTTGTGCTGTTTGATATCGCACTCATGCTAATGATTGAAATACGATCATTCAAAAGTGCGCCAGTTCCCAATGTAACTGTGGTCGTTGTATCAGTGTATTCAGTTTCATCAAGCAAGCAACCATTTCTGAAAACCAAACATTGACCCGCAAAATATGCGGCACTTCTTGATGTTGGCGTAAATACAGTTTGACCAGAAGTGGCAACAAATTCAGTTAGCGTATATCCAAAAGAATCAGGAGATTGGAAACCCAAAACTCGACCATATTTATCAATGGTCAAAGTGGCAACAGATGAAGTTTTAGAATAAACACCAGTTCCAAAATCAAGCAATGTAGCCAATTGCGCCACTACTCGACCATCAGGAGAATTGATAATGTTTAATTCACCAGCACCAGATCCTGTTTGTGTCGTGCCTGTGGTTAGCAACTGACCTGTTCGGGCATCAAGATCAATGATGTTTGAATTCCCAGGCAATGCCGACCAAATAGACGAATCATATTGGGTCGTTGTTGTTGGAACAAATGCGCCTGTTCCAGCGGCATAGCCAGCATAGTCTGTGGCAAAACTAAACTTGCGATTGCTTCGATTGCAGAATGCAAGATAGATGTTTGTTCCAAAAGTTGGCTGTGCCAAATACCATGTGTAATTTGCTGGATTAGATGAATAGGCTGGACTAGATGCCACATTCCACAAACCATAATAGGATTTGTTTGTTGGGCTATTTGAAATGCCTGTGCCTGTAATGCTGTCAGCATAAGCAACAACAATATAACGATTGGTAAATTGGAAAGTGGTTGGTCGCCAACGGAAAACGCTACTAGATGCACTAAACACACTTGTGCCAATAGCATTAACCATTTTCACAGAGAAATACCAATCCCCCTGTGGAATATTTGTTAAAGCAACAGTCCCCATTGATGCGCCTGGGGTGTATGGATTGCCGCCTGGGTTTACTGGTGTCGTGCCAGCAAAAATCCTTTGCGAATCAGTTGGTGATGCATAGGCTGAATAATAAATTTCAGCATATTGCACAATGCCGTTAGGTGGGGCTGTAACTGCAACACCAAAATAGGGAATTGCCGCATTTGGAAATTGCGTAGTTACAACAGGAACAGGAATTGTGCCGAACCCTAAAGGCGAACCAATGCCGCTATTGGGTGCTGGCGTAAACTGTGTAACATTAACATCGTCATACACAGTTGGGTTGTATTCCATCAAGGTCAACGATGCAGTCATGCTTCCATCGTCACCATATTTTTCTACCACTTGCCCAATCCTAAACAATTTGGCAGACCAACCATAATTGGAATTAGTGACAGAAACAATATCACCCGCTTCTAACTGAATGCCAGAATAGTTGATATCAACCTTGATCTGCAAATCTTCACGCACAGATTCAAGGAATCGGTTAGCCAAATATTGCGCCCGAACATCATTGTTAACAAGATTCAGGTTGATGGTCTGTTTGTTAACAGGCTCATTGGGGTAAAGCAATGAAGGGTTAACATCTGCCAAATCAAATGTTGCGCTACTAAAACTATCCTTTTGAGTTCCATCAGTAAATTTGACTTCAGCCACATTAAATGTGCTGGACAAGTCAATAGGTGTAACCTGAATGGCTGAAACCATGTTGCTATCGTTGATAGCCATAGCAATCGAATATGTGGGCGACTGAACAACAACACCCCACTTGCCTGTAATTTCGTTGTAACGAATCAAACAATCACAGCAAGCCGCCATGATCTGCAAGTTGGTCATAATGGTTTGATCAGTCTGCACAACTCCATCAAACCTAAATCTTGTAATTGTTGATGTGCTACCAGAATATGTTGTATAAACCATATTGGCATTGCAATATGTGTTTAGCGCAGTTAATGATGTTGAATCAATATTGGCAGAAGGAATTGCCGCACCATATCTTTCATTGACCAAATAATCAGAAATGCAATCCCCAGGCTTGTATCTGCTATTTGTCAATTGGAATCGTGTTTGCTGGATTCCTTGCAAGTTAGCAGAAACGCTATATGTCATTTCAATGATGGCAAAAGCCACATTGGTCATTAATTTTGTGCCATTCCATGTGTAAACAAGACCAGCAGAATTCATAATGTCAACAGCACTTTGTGTTGTGTTAACACCAGAATATGAACCATTTTTAAACAGATAAATATTCAGTTTGCCAGAAACTGTGCTATCTGTTGTTCCATTTGATTCGTCATAAAGACCAATGACTTTGTATTGATCTGTTCCGTCAAAAATACAACGCTTGCCACCCCAATACACATTGCCAAATGTATAGGTATCAGGCGTTTGCCCTGTGTTGGTGTTGGTAACTTCAGCCAGCGTCAAAACATAATAAAGTTTTTGATTGTCGCTTGTAATGCTCAAGTCAGTAATGATTCCACCTGTGTAGGCTGTGCCATAAATCACAGGCACTTTGTTTGAACCATTAGGGGGCAACTGAGCAGAATTTCCTGGGTTTGGCGTTTGATCTACGCTAGACCCAGGCATTGATGGCGCAAATGCTTTGGCAATAATTGTGCTTGCCACCATGTTGATAGCAAATGCAGTTGCGTATGCGCCAATACCCCAAGTTGCAACAGCACCAAAAATTTGAGTTGCAATGATTGTTCCTGGCATTTACATCACCCAAAATTCTTCTAATTTTTGAAATCCAAACTTGCCATAATTCAAATTTGGACTATTGACCATTTTGCTGATAAAAAAATGATTGATTCGACCATCTTCTTTCATCTGTATGGCTTCTTCAAGATAACGGCTTAACAACCTATGTCCAGCAGTTCCCATCCTATGTTCTTGCTTGACATAGTAAGCCAGTTCGGTCAAAAAGAAATGCTTGGGCGACCAAATGCTAGGCATCACAATAGCCATGATCAAACCAACAATTTCCTGATCGCATTCAGCCACCAAAAGAATGCCCTTTCCAGCCATGATTTCAGCCAGCATTGCTGTGATGTATTCGGCATCATCAGCATCTTGCAAAAAGCCATAGGGCATATTAGACCTGTATTCCCTTAATAGGTCTAGTATTTGTGGAATGTCGTATGGCGACACTTTACGAATTTGCGGGTGCATCTTTTCCAAACTGGTAATTAATGGTTTCCACAAAACTAACTCGATTCATGGAAGTGTCGCCTGGGGTAAAAAATTGCCAACTATTATTGTTTGTATAGCGACCAGCCACTCTATTTTGTAAAACAAGTTGAATGGATGCGGCAGAAATTGTTACTGTGCCAACATAGGTTTTAATTTCTTCCATCCATTGTTCAGTAATGGCAAAACTATTTACAAAACCATTAAAAAATTGATACAAGCCGCCTGTGCCGCCAGTTGTAATCAAAGCCCCATTTGTATCAAAAAAGCCATGCCACATTTGAATTGCGCTACCTTTTAGGTTTTGCGACAAAACCCAACCAAGCACACTTGTATCAATGCCTGTCATGGTTACTGTAGTTTCATTGGCTGTTGATTTAATGTCACGCTGAACATCATTAACTTTAACCAATACACCAACAGCAGAAAATGGACCAGCATCAACGGCGGAAACAGTTATATCATTAGGCGCTGTGGTAAAACGATATACTGTTCCATTAACTGTAATACGCACAAAATCAGCGTATCGAATATTATTTGTTCCATCAACAGGCGCAATAATGTTCATAAAACACTTTCAAAGGCTTTAAATGCGCCTGTCCATTGCACAAAACTGTCATTGGTCATTGGGACTAAATTATATGTAGGGTAATCCCTAAGAATGACAGGAAATGTAACACCTGTATAAGTTAATCCACCCATGCTAATTGTTGTTCCATATTCACCCGCAACACACGCCACAGGCGAAACCAAAGTGGCAATCAAATTTCTATGCACAGGCACATTGACTGTTGATCCTGAACCACGCAAAACATCGGCTGTAACAATGTAAGCATAGCGATCAACTTGGACAAAATCACCAATCTTAAAAAGATATATTCCGCTTGAAACGCTAGGCAACGACCCAAGCACTAAGGTTTTGTTTGCGCTACTGGTTTGCCATTGACAGGCGGCAATCTGCACAGAAGTCATTTGACCCTGATACTTAATGTAATTGACCCATCCTGTGCTGGCAAAATTCAAATATTGTTCTAGTGATTTGTCAGCAATACGCAAGGAATTAAGAATGGTGCGACTTTGCGAATACAGCAAATAATTCATTGGTCGCATTTCAAACACAAAAGGCACAACAGTCAGCACTTCTGATGTGATGATTTTCTGGTTGCGACTGATCGTTTGCCCAACAAACCGCTGGTCATTAATGCCGACCGATTCGCAAATAGATAGGATGTTTGTCAGGCTCATGATTATTTATTCACAGGCAAAGACCTTTGGGCACTCAAATTAGCCGCAAACACCGCTTGTTTGTTTCTGGCTAGGAATTGAGTGGCAGATTGAGTATCAATTGCTTGCATACTCTGAATGTATGGACCATTGTAATTTACAGTTTGCCCACCGATCATGTTTGTTAGTTGATTGTTTGGGATGATTGTTCCAGGCACTTTAGGCACAAACAATTCTGGACCACGCTCACCAACAAGACTAGCGACCCCCACAGGAGGTTCGCCACCATCGGCAAATCCTAGTGCGCCAGCGGGTTCAATACCGCCACGCTCATTTAAAAATCCACCACCAAACAAGGTTTTAAAACCTGTAAACATTGACATCATCTGTGCTCTCATTTGAATCATGATCAAATCTTGAATCACAGACCTAGCAAAATCTTTAAATGACAATTTACCTGTTCGGACAAATTGGTTTAAAGCATTTTCCATATTGCTCATAACCGCTTCAAACATCTGTTGCCCACGCTGAAACTCTGTGGAAATTGTCCTAGCAGACTTTTCCATTGCATTATAAAAACCTTCTTCAAAAGTTCCCATGCGGGTTTCTTGGGTTAAGCGCAATCTTGTTCGGGCTAATTCATTGCCTTTTTCAGCCAATTCATTTTCTCTACGCAATGCATATTCTTTAGCGTCAGCATCAAGATTAGTATCTTCCATAATCTTTTCAATGTTGTCACGCCGTTTATATTCAATCTCAAGTAATTCTTGTTGATATTGCAAATCTTCAACCCTCATGTTGCGACCTTTAAAAACCAGTTGCAACATTTCTTTTTCCCGATCCAATTCTTTATCAGCCAATCGAATTCTTGATGCTTGATTAGTCAATGCATCAGCAGATGCTTTATAAAATTGACCTAATTGGGATGCGCTTTCTTCTTGTTGTCTTGCAAGTTCGGCTTGCCCTTTTAAATACAATTGCAATCGGCGCAAGGCTTCTGGATCAATACCTGGTTTAACTTCTCTGCGAATGCCAACAGCCCCACCAGAAGAACCACTTTCACCACCCTTATTAGTTACTGATTCAACAGCAGAACCAATCCCCAAAATCTTTTTTTCAAAATCATCTAGGTCTTTTCTGGCTTGCTTTGTCCATTCAATGTATTTTTCATTTTCAGCAATGGCATACGCAATGCTTACAGTTGTTGCATTCTTAACGAAATTGAACATTGCGCCAATTTCTTCAACAATTCCACGAACAACAAAAGCCACATTAGCACCTACAACAGCCACCGCTTGAAATGCTGTTGTAAAAATCTTTGCACCTGTGCCACTTTCTGTTCCAAACTTTTTCATGTAGTCAATGACTTCACTTAAAGCAGGGGCAACCAAAGTAACAAGTGTTAATTGAACATCCCTTGCGTGTTGCTCAAATTTATCAAATAAATCACCAGCAATCTTAATTGCGTTGGCTTGTTCATCAGTAGCGCCAGCATTGGCTTTTATATCGTTGTTAAGTCCAGCAAAATCTACATTTTTTGCCGCTTTGCCAAACAAATCCATTGCATAGGCATTGCGTGTTAATGGATCAGACATTTTTGACAAGCCTTCAAGAGTCTTATCAATTAGTCCTTGTGTATCCAAGGTTGCAATATCACCAAGACTTACACCAAGTTTGGCAAATTTTTGTTGGGTTTCGAATGACCCCTCTGCCGCTTTTTCAATTGAATTTGTAAAAGACGCAAGAAATTTGCTTGCGTTTTCTGCTTCACCACCATTTAAGGCTAAAGCATTTCTTAATTTTAAAACGCTATCAATTGCAAGATCATTGGCTTTTGCTGTGTCAGAAATTTGATCTGCATAGGCAAAGGCTTGTGCTGTCATTGCCGACAAAGCCGCCGCACCAACCATAGATGATGTTCGGGCTTTCTCAACAAATTGATCAAGTTGTCGGCTTGCCTGTTCAATGCCTTTTCTAAATTCGGCACTATCCAGACCTAGCAAAACTCCCAATCTTCCAATAAAGTTAGCCATTTTTTACCTTGAACATTTCTGGGTTAAAGCCAGGCGCAATCGTCATAAATGTTTTTAACGCATCATTGACTTTTTCCGCTTTACCCTCATCGGGCAATGGTGGATATATGTAATCATACGCACTACCTAAAATGTTGGATAGTTTGTAATCAGGAGTATTTGCCGCCCTCATGTAATTAAACACGCCAGCGGTCAATTGACCCAAAACAGTCAAAATTTGATGATTACCTATCAAACCATCGGCATACATGGTTTGTAATCGTTTCATGGTAATTTCATCAATTTGCGCCAAAGATTGTTTTGTGTGCCCATTAAAGATCATGGCGCATTCAACTTGCGACCTTAATGAGCCAATTAGTTTCCCCTTGATTCCTTATAAGTAGGGGAAATAACTTCGCTTATCTTTTCAATCAGACTCAATTGGATAGGCAAGGGAAATTCTGCTTCAATGTCTGCATAGGTAATATCAGCCATTGTGTCATTAGGATTAGCAGGGCAAAGCAACCTAATGTATTCGGTAATTTTGGTTTCTGTAATAACTTTATTTCTAGCGGCTTCACGCATAGATTTGCCATTAACCAAAATATCATTATCTTTAAATTCAAGCCCTTCTGATGGCTCATTTTTAAATTTCAACAAAGGTTCAGCCATGCGCTGATAAACCTGATCAATTGCACTTTCGTCAGGATTTAAAACCTTTTCAAAAATCATGTCAGTTTCTGAAACATTGGGCACACGAACCTTAAATGTATGCCCACCAAGTTCAAACTGGCGTGTAAAGATCATTTCCCGCTTGGCTTTGTAATTGTCACCAAGCATTTCTGATAGCCGTGTCATGTTTTATCCTTTTGTGTTTTTTGCTCTGAATTCAGTAATCCTTCTTGCCAGAATATCTGCCAATCTATTTACTGTGCTTTGAGCATTTGATTCAAGGGCAGGGCGCAAATATGGTTGTGCTGGATTTTTAGCAGTTCCAAATTCTTGTGCAATTGCCCTTGCATCACTTTTAATGCCCATTTTTTTTAATTTTTTGCCAGATGCAGTTGTTACAGCCGCAATAACTGTGTCAGTTTGTGTAATATATTTGCTTCTACGATCTCGCTTATTGGGTCGCCTTGCTTCAATAATCAATGATCTGGCAAGATCACCTGTATCTTTAGGTGCATTTAGTTTTGCCGCTGTTAAAACAGGTTTCATGGCTTCACGCACAGCAGGGACAAGCACTTTACTTTGTGCCATTTTGTCGCCAAATTCTCGCTCAAGTTCTTTTAGGGCTTGATCAACAGACCCAATGCCTTCAAGTTTGATAGAAATGCTCATGATGACCCCTGTTTTATGATGCGTTTGAAAATTTCCTCATTCAATTCAATTGAGTATTGAACCGCTTGTGCAGGGGAAATCTTATCGGCATGATGCTGTGCGATCAGATGTGCTGTCGCAATAGCGGTCATTTTTTGCTGTGTATAGCCAAACCAATCCTTTCGAACTTCGGATTGGGCGACTAAATAATTCAGAATGTCATTTTTGATGACTGCCTGATTGAGAACCCAATCAAGCAAGTCATCGCTATTTTGTATTGTCTTGGTGGTCATCTTAGGGGTTGGTAGTCCAGCCGTAAGAATTGCCACCGACAGGGTGCAAAGTAAATGTGAATTTGCCTTCTGCGGCAGTATTCATATCCCATTGCATTCCACCAACTCTAGCATTGAACGCATAAGCAACTGTGTTTGTGCCATCATAGACAGCGACCACATAGGTGCGAATGATAGAACCGCTGTAACCATCAGCACGAATCAGCAACAAAGCCGCATCAGCGGGATTCCAAGCCGCTGTAATGGTCATGCTAGTAACCTGGTTTTGAGTGGTGATTTTTGCACCAGTTCTTGCACCAGCCACAGCATAAGCCGCAAATGCGTCATCTGCACCAAACGGAGGGATGTTTTCAACAGGGATAAGTGTTCCACCTGTGCCTGTTCCACCAGCCGCAGTTCCAATAATGTCAGCAACTTGGGCTGTCCAAGTTGACAGTTGCGCATCGGTCAAAGGGGTAGGGGTTGCATCATCTTGACACCACAGCGTTGCGGCGTATCCAGGCATTACCTTATTGATTAAAGCCATTTTGGTTTCCTTTACAAGAGTTGAAAGAGTCCTGTCTTATGCTGGAATATACAAGGTGCAATCCAAAAAGATTTGCGCCAATTTTTCTGTGTTATCGTAACTGTTGTATAGCCAAAACACATCGGCTTTACTTATATTAAAGCCGTATGTTGCGCCACCAAACAATCCCGCATAACCATGCAATGATTGTAATATTTGATTGGAAATTGTGAAACCATCTTCTATTTTTTGGGTAAAAATAGATATTTGAAATGTTGGCGTATCAATGCCTTTATTGTTTTGGATTTGACCTGTATAAACAGGCTGATGGACATTTCTTAACATCCAAACAATGAATTTTGGCTCTGTGGCAAAGTTTCGGTTAAATGCCGCATAGACAGGAATAGGGGTCACAATGCTTTGCAATTGCGCCTGTATCGCTTGTCCATATTGAACGACATTATTTTGTGTTGCCATTTAAACCGCCGTTGATGGGTCAGAACGATAACACATGAATGTGATATTCATGCGATCATTTGATTCTCTAGCGTCTGTAATTCGCCAATCTTGATTGCGCCAAATAATTGAATAAAGATTTTGATCATCAACAATCTTTTTCATATTTGGGGTGTAATTGACTGTTAAATTAACCAAATCTTGATACAAACGATATTTTTCGCTGATTTTCACACTATTTGCAACATCACGCACCCTAGCCCTAGTTTGAAACCATCGGGTAATAGTTGTGCTTTGCTCACCAAACGCATCTTTGCTAAAAGTGAGTTTATTAATTGTGATGTTTTCAAATCTTGCAATTGCCATTACATCACCAAAGGTTTGTAAGGTCTGAGCAACATTTCAATTCCATAAGGAATTTTATTTTGCTTTACATCTGTTGCGGCATCACGATTGTTGTAAAGGTGGGTCAACAACAATAGACCAGCCTGTTGAATCACAGGGTAGGTAGCCAAAACACTTTGTGCTGTGGTGTAGATCGCCACAATCGGGGCTGTGCGATTAGTGTCAATATCTGTCGGCAGATTGTTGACAATGATCTTATTGCCTGAGTTATCGTAAATATAACCATTTGGATCAAGTGTTGTAAATACGCCACTACTATTGTAGTAACCAACCGAATCAATAACGATATTTGGCTGTAAGGGAAATGCGTTTTGGCTTACTTCTGGCAAATCAAGGCTGGCTGGTTGCAAGCCAAATGATTCAGGACCATAGTAAACCCGATATTTCACCGAAAAAATCGACAGACCTAGATAATCTTCAATTGCCATTCGCACAGCCAATTCAAGACCTTCTAAATATGTATCTTGCGATTCATCATCAAACAGATTTAACTGATTGGTGATTTGGGTCAGGGTTAGCCATGATGTAGATACATCACGCTCAATCTGTTCAAACTTTTGATAGTTGAATGGATTGCGGGTCTGTGCCCCAAAGGGCAAGCCAGCAATATCCTGATTTACTGGCATTGTTGACCCCTTTAGGCGGCAGAGATACGAACACCCGCAAATGGATTGCGAACAGATGAAACCACCCGCTTTTCAGCGTATAGCGTCACAAAGCCTGGTTGTGTTTGTTCAAACATTTGAACATTGAATGTTTCTGTGTCGCCAATGGTCAAGAATTGTTCCCAATTAGCCAAATAAGCAGGGAATGCGCTGGTCAGGTAAGGGTTGGGAATTACAGGGAAACCAAACACATTACCAACAGCCGCACCATCTTTTTCGCCAATTTCCAAGAACAGCGGCAAGCCTTGACTGTCTTTCAATTCACGCAAAGCAAGAATGAAGTCAGGACTCATGTGCCATGCAGTTCCAGGCAACGACCAATACACAGGCGGCAACGCTTTAGCCGTATCCACAATCTTGTTATAGGTCACAGCAGACCCGCCAAGGCTAACTGTGGCAATTGTATGGATACCAGCAGTAATGGCTGTGCCAGAAGTGCCATAAGCACTAGCCGCACCACTTGTGTAGGAATCTAAGCCACGCAAACCATCTGTGCCACCAGTAGATGTGGTAGTCGAACCAGCCTGATCATTATTGACAATCATGGATTGACCTTCTAACTGGCTAAATTCAAGCATAAGGTCATCAACCAATGTTGGTTGCAATCCATTAATGTCGGACATAGCGGCTGTGCGGATAGGCAACTGTGCAGTAATCACACGCACAGGCAATTGCCAAATGCTTGTGTTCACATTGGGCGAACCCGAATCAGGCACAACAGCATAAGTCCAAGGATTTGTAGAGTTAGCGGCATTACCAGTTTTAGCAACAAACTGAATATCAGAACCACTAACAGTAATTTGGCGTGAACCTTGACGCAAAGGATTTGCAGAACGCAATGCGGCAAAGGCATCATCAAAAACAACATTACCACCAATGCCAGAACCAGAACCTGTCAGGTTGCTTGCTTCACGCAAATCAATCGTTTGTTTGCCACCTTCATGAATGGCTTTTTTGATACCTTCAAGGATTGTTTCGGTAATGTTCATGGCAATATTCCAAAAAATTCAAGAGTTAAAAAAGGGTGGGGGTTTCCCCCCGACCCTTCTTAGGCGGCAGTAGCCGTAGAACGATAGCGAACGCCAGCAAAGGGGTCACGCACCGATGTTGCCAAACGCTTCTCACCATAGAAAGTGATGTAGCCAGGCAATGTTTGATCGTAGCGGCGAACAATCATGTTCAGACGATCAATGATGGTGTGATAGCGACTCCAATCGGCAAACCACATCGGATAAAGGCTGGTAGTGCCAGGAGAACCAGCCGCACCTGTGGGGGCATCAACATAGTTGTTAACAACCACATCAAAGCCCAACAGTTTACCGACAATGCCTTCATACACCAGAGGCGACATACGCTCAAACACAGGAGTGCCATTGTCATCTTTCAGACCACGAATAGCCGACAGCATCAGAGGACTGATCATGAATTTGGCATTAGGTGTCCAGTATTGTTGCGGCAGGGCATAAATCAGGTTGATAACATCGTCAAAAGTGACATTGTTAGCAGAACCATTGCCGTTGGTGGTCAACTGGTCATAGGTAGCCAGCGAATGCAGACCATTCGTTGTGGCTGTGCCAGATGTGCCAAACGCAGACACGCTGGTTGTGCCGCCTGTGTAAGAACCATTAGCACCGCCGTATTGATCCAAACCACGCAGACCATCAGCACCGCCAGTAGTCACAGAAGTGCCTGTGCCCGACTGATCGTTGTTGCGAATCATGGACAGACCTTCCGACTGACTGAATTCAGCCAGCATATCGTCAACCACATTGGCTTCCAAACCATCAATGTCATCCAAAGCCGCTGTGCGGATCGGGAATTGCACATTAATATCTTTCAAAATCAACTGCCAAATGGAAGTGTTTTCTGTGGTGGGTGTGCCGTTGTTCTGAATGCCATAACCCCATTGTGCGCCAGCATTACCTGTTTTCACTCGGAATTGATAAGCAGAACCATCGGTTGCAACTGTGCGAGAAACACCACGCAAGGGGTTCATCAGACGCAAAGCAACAAATGTGGGATCGTATGTTGTGCGACCACCTTGGTTATAACCACCAGCAGTCAGGGCAGATGCTTCATTCATGTAAGCCTGATATTGGCTTTCATCAGCAAACATCTTAATTTCTTTGTCCATCTGCTTGCCTTCTTTGTAGAAGGAAGTCAGTTGCTCACGCACCGAACGATTCACATCCTGACGCACAGTTTTAGCGATAGGCTTGATGATTTCGGGGGCGGCAAGAGTAGAAATCTTGGCTTCTAGGGCGGCGACTTGTTCAGTCAGTTCACCTTTGACAGTTTCGATTTCGGTTTTGACCTGAGTGGTCACTTCGGCAATCTTTTCCACATTAGCGGCTTCGATTGCATCCAGTTTTTCAATGATTTCTTTCATGATTAACCTTTGATTCGTTGGTTTAGGATTTTGACCAGTTCACGCTGTTCAAGCAACGCAAGCAAGTCAGTCTTTTCGGTTGCCTCCACATCGGCATCACGCTGATCTGGCGCAGTTTCAGCAGTAGTTTGAACAACATCACGCTGTTCGATTACTTGCTTAAACACAGATGCGGCGGCAACCGCATCCTTCTTGGACAGTCCAACATCACGCAGGGCTTTTTCCAAAACTTTTAAATCCGCTGTGCCATCTTCCCTGAAATATTCAAGGCTTTTAACTTCGGCTTGCGGATTATTTGGGTGAATCACGACAGAGACTTCACGCAGACCACCTTTAGTAATCTGGAAATATCCATCTTCATAAGGATTGTCGCTACCAACAGTCATTGGTTCGCCATCTTCTTTGACCCATTGATATTGTTCAGCGTATGCGCCAACAGAAACACCGCCAAACATATTCGGCGATTCACACATAATTTGATACAGGTCAGAACCTGTTGTGGTGTTCATATACAGCCTACCACTTGCTGTCATGCCATCATCGTCAAATTCAAACTCTGTCCATTCACCGACAGGCATCATTTGCGATTCATGATTCACATACATTGGAAGGGGTCTGCCTTGATCGGCAAACTCTTTTGCCCATTCCATAAAACCTTCAGGCTTATAAAAGAATTTGCGCCCATCTGCGCCTTCTCTTGCGCCCCATGTGGTGACTTTTGCGCTAATCTTGCCTGTCGGCTCTTTGCTTGCGTCTTGGCTTTCGATTGCCATTTTCGCTTCGCAAAGCATTATCAATTGTTTGGTCATAAATAACCCCATTGCCTTTTGATTGGTCAATGTCATATATTGTTTTAGGTGGGCGACCCCTTTTTTTAGGGGGTTCGCCATTTGGCTTGTATGTTGCCAAGGATGCTACCACTATTTTAAAAATAATGGACACTTTATTTTGCGCCGATATTCATCTTTTTGGTTTGATTGCCCCCGCCACCCCCTGTATCTTGTGGACTTGAACCAGGAATAGGCTTATCTTTGCCATCAATATCAAGCAAATCGTCAGCCCCTTCTTTTTCAGCCATCCCTAGATATTCTCTGGCTTCATTAGGGGTCATAATGCCATTTTTAACGCCAGCAGTCGCAAAATTCATCTGGTCTAAGGGTGCGCCTTTGAGGAAATTGCGTGTATCAAATTCAATGCAAAGATTTGGAAATCCTGGGAAAAGATGTTGTTTTAACTTTTGCTGAACATTAACAATTAGCGGCGACATGGTGGATTTATAAAATTCATCCATCATGGTTTGAGTATTATTGAATTTGCTTTCACCAATATTCAACATTGAATGAGGAACGCCAAACAAACCGCAAATCCGCTTCATGGTTTGCATTTTTAATTCGGCTGTTTGGGTATCTTGCATTGTCAACATTTGTAAAGGCGTGTATTTCATGCCTTGATCTAACAACATACCCTGTCCAGGTTTAGATGGGTCACTTGTGCGACTGCCCACCATGTTCGACCATGCTTCTTTCAATCGACTAGCAATTTCCTTATATTTGGCATCAGGAATAACTTGCTCTGTTGTAAACATACCACTAGGTTTTGCGCCATTTTGCATCACATAGTTGGCATACAGGTCAATGTCCTGATCAAGTCCAACCAATTCAGCCATCAACACGCCTTTGTTGAAACCTGACGAACCCTGCCAGCCCATTTCCTTGATGTGCATGACTTGATGGGCGGCTAATTGCTGGTCTTTGCTAAAACCATAACTAGGAGTAGACAGGCGATAAGATGGATAACGCAAATCTGTAATCGTTACAGCAATCAATGTGCTATCTAGCACATACATTTCCAAAGGTGTTTGTGTCGGATTGTCTTGGTCTTTCCTCCACCACAAAGTAAAGGCTTCGCCAAGCAATTCATGCCACATCAACCATTGATACCAAAATTCATAAGTTGTTTGAAAATGGTTAGGGCTGTTTAACAGGTTATGAACCTGTTTGGCTTTGGTTTTATCTCTTGTTCCAACTTTATTGGATTTCAAGGCATCTACATAAGTGCCATCTTCTGCTTGCGCCATGACACGAATAGGCAATTGCGCCAATGCTCTTGCTTTAATGCCAACGCAAGACATAACTGTTGAATTGCGTGAAAGAACCGAAACATCCACAGGGCGACCAGCATTTGTGGTGCTACCTGTGGTGACATATAAAATTTGTGTCGATACTGTCGGTTTTTTCTGTCCACCTTGGTAAATAACATTATTACCAAGGGCAGTTTGACCAAACAGGGCATTGCTTTCCTGTTGCGTGTTTGTGCGCTTAAAAATATCAAGAATGCCCATAAATCCCCCAAGTTTTCGCTATTTTATGCGTCAAAATAATCTAAGTCCATAGGAATCTGACACAAAAACATTGTCCAAATGGCAATGTAAAGCCATGATTAAAGCAATAATTCCATCTACTTTTGCTGATGGGTCTGCCTCATTTTTACGCACTTTTACATTGCCGTTTACATCTGTATAAACTTCACAGTTACCCAATTGCCATCCCACAAATGGGTTTCCATCATGCCCAATGCCATGTTTCAATATCAATTGTTCGGCAGTTTTTGATGGGTTTGACAGCACCGCCATGCCCTGACCGACCTTTTTAACAGGCAATCCATCGGCATATAAATTTGCCACCAATGCGGCGGCATTGTATGGGTCATACCCAATTTCTTTGATATTGTGTTCAATACATTCGTTTTTAATGTATTGCTCAATTTCATTTAAATCGGTCACATTACCTGGGGTTAACCTTAATATGCCAGATTGATAGGCTTGGCTAAATATGCTTTTGTAATGATTGGGAATCAAATCCAATGAATCTTCTGGCAAGAAAAACTGGAATTTAGCCCACAAATCTTCTTCACCATACCTATGTAAAGTCACCACAGCATTAAGGTCACGGCTGTGCGCCAAGTCAAAAGCAAGGAATGTGGCTTCTGGCTTGTCTTTTGGTTTGGGTCTAATTGATTCATCCCAATGCCTACGATCAACCCATGCGGCATTTGCTGACACATAGATGTTCAATTGCTTGCACAGGAATTCGTTAAGGCTGGCTGGCTTGCTCATGGCTTCATCTGCCATGTGCCTAATGGCTTCCACAGTCACCGATATGCCAAGCATAGGGTTGGCTTTATACCAAGTGGATTCGTCTTGCCAATTGTCGCCTGGGTCAATTGAATAACACAGCCCAAACCACCTAAAGTTGTCGTGCGCCGCCCCACGCAAGACAGCCCTGTAATGACTTAAATCTTCAAAGAATTTGGTTTCTTTCGTGAAACTTGCTGTAGTTAAATACAAACGCAATGGGTTTTTCCTAGCACCCATACCCGAATGCAAAACTTCAATGCTAGTGCGTTCAACAATTTGCGCCGCCTCATCAATCAGGGCGCATGATGGGTTTTTACCATCGCCTGTTTTTCTGTTTTCCCTAGATAGCGCACGATAGGTAGAAGTAATATCGCCACGCTTTTTTATTTCATGTCGATAGGGTTCATATTTGGCTTTTAGTTTGGCATCCATGCCATCCAAAATAGCCTTGGATGAATCAAAACAAATGGATGATTGTTCACGGCTAGTAGCCAGCGTAAACACTTCTGAACCCATTTCGCCAAATTGCAATTCATAAAGGGCAATGATAGATGCCAATGTTGTTTTGCCTGACTTTCGGGGCACAAACAAAATAACATCAGTTACCCATCTTTTGTCATGATCTTTCTTGTCCCTAAAACCATAAATGGCGGCAAGAAACATGACTTGGAAACCCTCAAGTTCAATGGGCTTCCCTGCATCTGGACCTTTAATGTGTTTGCAAAATTTGCTGAATTTAAGGATGTGTTCTGCTTTGGCAGGGACAAACTCAAATGGCGCATCTTTGCGCTCAACCATGTCAAGAAATCTTTGACAGGCTATTTTTACATCTTCACAAGCAACTATATCGCCACGAACAACACCTATGGCATATTTAAATCCTGGCTCAAGCAGTATCGAATAACTCATCTACATCAGAAGGTTGTTTATTGGTTTTACCCACAATGCCCAATTCTTTAATAATCTTTACAGCCTTATCCAAACATTCTGTCCTGATTTTTAAATAGGGCGACATGGATGGTCCAGCGTTGTAATGGTGAACAATGCCTGATTCCAATATTGTCAGTTGTGCGTCAATAAGGGTGTCAACAGTCATGACCAGCATTCCCACCAATAATTCTTCGCTGGCAGTCATTTCGCCTTTAATTAATTCCAATTCACTTCGGATAGCAGTTTCAAAGGCTTTGCTGTCATATGTTTCTGGCTTGCTAATAAAAGCCAAAATCTGTTTAGGTGCTTTTTTCATAACTCTATATTAACCAGATTTACAACAATTGAAAAGTGGGCTGTTTTTCCCAAGCACATGATCGGGCAACCAAGATTTAGGGCAACCCACTTATCAATTGGTGCTGACAGTAGGACTTGAACCCACAACCTACTGATTACAAATCAGTTGCGCTACCAGTTGCGCTATGCCAGCATTAAACGCATCTTATCATGACTTACGCAAGGGGAATTCCCTAGAGGATTTCCCATGGGAATTCCCTGCTAATCCCCCTCAAAAACCATCCCCGAC